GATCGGTGCGCTGTGTCGAGCGCCGTTGGTAGCGGGCGGCGATGCCGGTGCCGGTGTAGTTCACCGCGGTGCCGCCGACTCTGGCCAGATCGACCGACGACAGGATGCGCTCATCGTCGTTGGCGGTGACCAAGGTGTCGGGATTCTGGTCGTAGCGGTTCAGCGTCCATGAGTTGCCACTGCCGACCGCACGGTCACGGATCATCAACTCGCCGTCCTTGGCGGGCCACACCACGCACTCCACCGAGTCCACCGTTTTGTACAACTCGGTGGCCACGTCGCTGGGGAAGTTGGACGCCTGGAAGGTGGCCGGAACGGTGCTGGCGATGTCACGACCGAACTGCCATGCCGCCTGGGTCAGCAGCCGGTCGATGCGTTGTGTCAACGTGTCCCCGCCACCGATCACACCGTCGAGGGCGTGGTCGTTGACCTCGGAGAGCAAGAACATGTTCTCCCACACGGTGACCTCGACCCACTCGTAGGCGTGCAGTCCGGCACCGGCTTCGTTCCACACCGTGGTCTGGCCGCAGAACTGCGGAATGATCGTCGTCTCGTTGCCGACCACGGCGCGCACCATCGTGCCGGGAGCGAAGAACGGCGACTGCCATGGCGACCATCTGCCGCTCTGGTTGTTGAGCCGAAAGGTCAGTTCTCCGGCCATCGGTCGCTGCGCCGGTTGACCGCCGCGGTTCCAGTGGACGCCCTCGCAGTCCTGGGTCATCTCATGCCAGCGCGGCCCACCGAGGATGCCTTGGCCGAGGATGAAGGTGCCCAACAGGTTGCCAACGGTGACGGTGGCCACCTGGACGGCGAAACGCATCGTGGGATACCCAGGTATGCCCATCGGCACGCCCTCACCGGGCTTGAGCGGCTGATCGCAGAGGTCGGTGTAGACGCTCAACGGCCACCTCGGCGGAAGTACTTGCGCTGGGCGAGAGCCACCGACTGCGGATCGACACCTGGCGGGAAGTTGTTGATGATCGTCACCGGAGTGCTGAGGCTGCGCCCGCCGACCGGGATCACTTCTTCGCCGCCGTGAACGATGGCGGGCACTGGCGCTCCGATGGGGCCGGGAACGACACCGCCAGTGGCGAACTGCCGAACGAACTGACCGCCAGGGGTGTTGCTGACCTTGATCGTGGTCGAGCCAGCAGCGTGCGTCTCGCCGTCGATGACGATGGTGTCGAGGTGCGCCTTGACGCGGTAGTCCTTGCGGTCGATTGCCGCTTGGATCGTTTCCGGCAGCAGATCGAGACTCCCGGCATCGATCACTGCCTTCACGTCGGTGAGCACCGTGGGCGGCAGGTCGGTGTACTTCTGCGCCAGGTCCACCGTTGACTGCTCCAGGTCGAGTTGCTTGAGCCGTGCGTTCTCCAGAGCGGCAACGTGCTCGGGTGAGCCGACACCGTGCTCCTTGGCTGCCTTGCCAGCGTCTTCCATCGCCTGCTTGGTGTCAGCAACCTCCTGGCGGTAGTTGATCAGCGCCTTCTCTTTGGTGATGTTGCCGTTGAGTTCGTCCCACTTGGCCTTCATCGCGTTGATGTCGCTGGTGACTTCTCGCTGGGTCTTGTCAACCTGCTCGGCGTAGGTCGCCGCTTTGGCGATGTTCTGATCCTCTTGGTATTCGACATCGCTCATGCCGCCATGGGCGAGGTTCTTGTGCGCCCGGTCGAGGTCATCGATGGACGGCACGACGAGGTTCTTGATGTGGTCGGCCCAGTCCTGCTGCTTCTGCTGCTCGGTGGTCGAGAACGGGCCGTATTTGATGACCTCGGCGGCCCGGTCCTTCATGTCAACGAAGGCACCGGCAGCGCCCTTCACGTTGTCGGCAATCGTGCCGAAGAAGCCTTCAAACGCTCCACCCTGGCCGAGATTGCTGAGCGCTGAATCGAGGTCCAGCACCTTGGTGATGATGTCGGCCAGGGTCGAGATCGCCGGAGCACCTTTGGCGATCATCCCGCCGACCGCCAGCGTCACCTCCTGCAGCGAGTCGTGGAGGTTGTCCATGGCGACTCGCATCTGCTTGCCGGACTCGGCCTCGGCGTCGGTGATCACCTGGCCCTTGCCGACCTCGCTGAGATACTTGACCATCTCTTCACGGCTCTTGCCGATCAGCGGGGCGAGCGCGGCGTAGCCCTTGCCGAACAGATCGGTGCCAGCCTTGGCCCGAGCCGATCCTGCGGGAATCTTGCTGAGCGTGTCGAAGGCGTCGAGCAAGATGTCGTTGGTAGAGCGGATGTTGCCACCGGCATCGTGGGTGGCGATGCCGTAGTCCTGCCACACCTTCTTGTCGAGGCCCTTGATGACCTTGCCGAGGCTGGTCTGCAACGTCTCGGCGGAGATGCCGATGTCGTCGGCAATGGCGATCCACCGCGACGATTGCTCGATGGACAGGCCGGTGGCCGCAGCCATCTCTTCGGCCTTCTTGGCAACATCATCGAAGGCACCGACCGCCTTGATGCCGAAGCCGATCAGCGCCGCACCGGCACCGGCAGCGAGCACGCCAGCGTTGGCCTGGATCGTGTCGAAGGCCGACGATGCACCGGCCTTGAACTTGTTGGTCGTGCCCTCGGCCTCGCTGACCGCCTGCTTGAAGTTGCCGAGGCCCGACTTGGCTCCATCGGTGACGACATCAACGATGATCTTGATGCGCTCGCTGAAATTAGCCACGTCCGAACACCTCGCTCAGTTGCTTCTGCAGGGCCTCGTCGTAGCGGGCCGGTGATGTCTTCTGGATGCGCTCGGTGGCGTGCGTGAGGCTGTCCTTGCCGCGAGTGCGCCCGATGTTCAACGGCTGACTCTTGGTGTATGTGCGCGGCCCCCACGGCGTGTTGAGGATCGCAACGGCGCGGCGCTTGGGTGCCTGGGTCTTCTTCCTGCCGTGCTCGGCCACCAGCCAGCCGCCAATCGGCCTGGGCTGGACGATGACGCTGGTGCCGTCGATGTCGAAGCCGGATGAGAGCTTGCCCATCCGCTTCCACCCCGAGTAGCGCAAGTCACCGCCAACGGCGTGCTCTGCTTCGATGGCGAGGTCCTTCTTGGCCTGCACGCCGACATCGATGAGGGCAGCCTTCATCCCGGCAGGGCCAAGGGCGTCAGCGAGTTTGCCGAACTTGGCCTGGAGAGCGGTGAACTCTCCAGCCACGGTCAGGTCATCGCTTTGGTGAGGGTGCCTGCCTTGATCGGGAAGGTCTGCGATTGCGTGCGGAGTTGGCCGACCGTGCCGCCGATGTCGATGCCGAGGATCACCGCGGTGCCCGAGTACTTCGGGTTGGCTGGGCCGACCGCGCCGGGGTCGAGCGTGCCTTCGAACATCAACTCCGAGTTGGCCGACATGATCGCCTCTTCGAACAGATCGAACGGCGCGTCTGCCGACAGGTCTGAGAAGAAGTCCATGATCAGGTTGTCGCTCTCGGAACCGGCTGCGACCGATGCCTGGCCGGTGGCGAGGGTGCCGGGGATGGCGATGGATTCACGCAGCCGTTGCACCGTCAGCCGTGTCACCCACTCCGACACGTCGGTCGTTGCTGTGCCGACGCCCATCTTCAAGTTGCCTTTGAGTTGTGTTACCGACATTGCTGTCTCCTACTTGGTTCGTAGCTGGAAATTGAAGTCAGCAGCCAGCACCTGCGTTGTCTCACCGAACGAGGCCGCTCGGATGTTGTCGATGTTGATGAAGGCGATGCCGGACCACTGGAACGGGGTGGCGTTCATGATGGCGTTGGGTATCTGCATCGTGGAGATGAAGCCGCTGAGGCTCTTCTGGGCCACGTCCTCGTCAGCGCGGCTGACGCACAACGTCAAGGCGATGTCCACCGTGCACTGGCCAGCCGACGAGAACTCGCGCATGTCGGTCGGCATCCCGGCGTAGAGGCACGGCAACTCCGGTGAGTTGGGCACGTCGGGGTACAACGCCAGGCCCTGCTCGGTGCACGCTCCGACCAAGGCCTGACGAAGTGCTTGGAGGTCCACCTGATACCCGGCTATCCCACGACGAAGTTGGCGTATGGGTCGAGCATCCGCTCGATGTCGGGGTCGAGCCGAGTGACACGGATGGCACCGAACTCGCTGTTGGCGATGACGCCTTCCGGCGATGACTTGCGCTTCCAGATGCGGGCGCACTGCATGGTGATGCCGAGGTCGAAGTCAGGCTCATCGAAGTCCGGCGCGGCGTGCGTGCGGGCCACGTTGGCCACCGTGGCGTCAACCACGATGGCCATCGAGTCCAGCGCAGCCGGGGTGGGGCTTGTCGTCCCCATCCAGGCGAACACATCGGTGGCCGTGACGGTCACTTCTTGGTGGCCTTCGGCTTGGCGGGCTTGTCCTTGTCCTTGTCGAGCGGATCGACTTCCGGCTCGGCGTCGTGGTCGTGGCCTGCCGGAGTCTCACCGAGCGGGTGCTCGATCACGACATCAGGCTGCGGGTCGGCTTGCCACTCCAACGCGCCGCTGTCGCTGATCACGTATTCGCCCATGGTCACACCATCGCCACGAAGCCGCTGGCGTAGCCGAACGTGGCCACGTAACCGCGGTATGCCATCACCACGCCGAGGTGGCTGACATCCGGCGCGGTGATCAGGCCCTTGATCTGCTCGTACCGCTCGACCAACGACGATGCGCCGACGATGCGGGTGTTGGCGGGCAGTTGCGGGCCGACGACGATGTTCAGCGGCATCCCGGCGTCGTTGAGCGCCTGCTTGATGAGCGACATCGCGCTGACGTTGGTCGTGGCGTTGCTGACACCGGCCAGGGTCAAGGCAGCATCCAGCGACAGCCACAGCGTGTCGGCCTGCTTCTTGGAATCGGTGTACACGGTGCCGATGGCCGTGGTGATCGAAGAGATCATGGTCCCGATGTTGGTGCTGGTCCACGGCGAGGTCGGCGCGGCAGCCAGCGTCAGCAGCGCGGCGACAGCAACGGACTCTTCGACGGCTGCGAACACGTCCACGAAGTCTTGGATCACCAACTGCATCGCTGCCGGGTCGGTCCAGTCAACGTCTTGCTCGCTGAGTTCCAGCACACCGCCGAAGGTGCGCTTGGTCACGTTGTCGCCAGCGATGGTCATCTTCCGGCTGACCAGTTCGTCAAGCTCGGCTGCCTGCTCGGCCACGTTGACGTGCTGGGTGATGCGGGGCCGGATGAACACCTTGCCGGAACCTGGCATGGGCCTCGGCGTGAAGCTGTTCCACACCGGGCGGGTGTTGTCGGTGAACGACATCAGCGGCCCGATGATCGGGATCGGCAAGATGCCTGGCGTGTCGGCCGTGGTCTGACCGGCGACGGCGCGGGTCAGCAGTTCGGTGGCTTCCTGGTCGCCCTTCTTGGAGCGGTAGTGCAGCACCATCCACTCGCCTGCCGTCATCGTCTCGGGCGGCGTCTCGATCTTGGTCGAGCGGGTCTGCAGTTGGGCCGGTGCAACACGGGCCAAGACGCTGGCGGCAGCGTCCATGCTCTGCTGCTTGGCAGCTTCCTTCTCGATGTCGGGGAGCAGTTGCTCTGCTCGGGCGTAGAGGGCATCGACATCGGTCTGCTCGGCATCGGTCAGGTCACGGCCTGCCGTTGTCGCCTTGCTCTCGATGACGTTGATGCCGTCACGGATGTCGTTGTGCTGACGCCGAAGGGCGTCGAGTCGGTGACTCATGGGTGTTTACCTCGTAAAGGTCTCAGCGGACGCCCTCGGAAAGGACATCTCAACGGTGAGGGTGATCAGACGAGGTGCTCTCCCCCGATAGAGCGCAGACGGGGAGGCGGGCTGTTGATCGGGCCTGTGGCGGCGAGATTACACCACCGGCAACAGCAGGCGGCGCTTCCTGAGTGCGTCGAGCCGCGGCGTGCCCTCTTCGGAGCGCACGTTGAGCACCAACGTGCCTTCGTGTTGGGCAACCTCGGCCAGCGACATCTCTTCGATGGCGATCTCAGTTCGCCGCGTCACCGGACCACGCGCATCGGAGCGGGTCAAGTGACGCAGCGATCTAAACCCGAGCGAGACGGCTGGCAACTCGCCGTCGTTGACGCGGGCGAGGGTCTTGGAGGCGAACTGCGAGTCGGTCATCCGAGCGCGAAACAGCAGAGCGCCCTCGGCAGCGGAGTGATCGAAGCCGACCTCGGCCACGCTGCCCTTCAAGTGCTCATGGCGGACGAACACCGGGCGCAGGGCGCGCATGCGGATCGAGCGCAGTGCCGACTGAGGGTCGAACTCTTCCAGGTATCTCTTCACGCCGTCGTCGGTGACGAACGAGGGCACGTCGTACTTGGCAGCGATGCCGGTGAGCGTGCGGCCATCGCCCTCGATCTCAAAGTCGGCACTACGGAACAGAAGCTCGTTCATCAGATTCCTCCTTGCGGTCGTCGCGGCACCTGCATCAGCCCTGGGATCGGCTGGGTTGCCGGGTCGCCTGGCTCGGTCGGTGTGGCCGCTGGCAGTTGTCCTTGTGATACCGGGGTATCGGGAGAAGCTGCGTTGAGAGCGAGCGGGGCCACTGGCTCGGGCTTCGGCTTCGGCGGCTTGCCCTCGGCGGCACGCGATTCATCGACCGTTTCGATGCCGGTCTGCTGAGCGAGGCCGTGCAACTCGTAACGCTCTCGGGTAGTCGAGCGCAACAGTTCTTCGGGATCGCCGCGCACGAAGTTCTTGCCGGGGATGAGACGGCTCCACGCTTGTTCGATGGGCAACATCACCGGCATGTAGGCCTCAGCGATGCGCTCCAAGGTGTTGTCGGCGCGGTTGGCGTACGTGAGGCCACTGCCACCGATGCTGGCGTCGAGATCGGAAGGATGCAGGCCGAACATGAGGGCGATCTGGGCGACGGAGAACTGCTGGCTCTGGATGAACTGGCTGTCGTCGGCACTCCAGGCGATGGGCGTGAAGTTCATCCGCTTGCCGGTGACGGCAACGGTGCGCTTGCCGCCGACGACACTGACCCAGTTCTGCTTGACGGTGGTTGCTTGTTCGGTGGTCGGCAGGTCAACGTCGAGTTGGACGATGCCGGATGGCACTGCGCCTGTTTCCCACACGCTGTTGCTCATGCCCTGCATCGCCAACGCACCTGCCAGGCCACGGCGGTGGGCCTCGACCACGCCGACCGTCAGAATCTCACCGGGCAGTGTGATACCAACACGAACGTGAACGATCTCGCTCGGCTCGTAGCGCTCACCGCCCAACTCGTACACCGGGAAGCCGTCCTCGTACCAGGCGTTGACGCTGCCCGATGGCACGCCGATGACTTGCCGGGGATAGCCGGTGGTCGGGTCGTAGTCGGCCTTGATGCCGAGCCAGTTCCCTCGGCAGATCGCAGTGCTGGCGACCATCTTGAAGTAGGTGAACGAGTCGAGCGTGACATCGGGCTGATCGACCACCTGCGGAGACTCGATCTTGGTGATCTCGTCGCCCGAGTAGGTGTCGGCGTCGGCCATCATCTGCCCGACTGCGTTGGCGATCTTGTTGAGCGCAGCCCAAGCCGCTGGCAAACCTCGCACGCTCTGGTCGGTGACCGGCAACGGCGTCGTCGGCATGGCGATGCCGAGCAGCGAGTAGAGCGCATCGAGCGAACTCTCCTGGCCCTGCATCCCCGGTGGCCGCTCTTGCGGTGGTCGCGCTCGGTAGAGCGTCTTGGTGGTGCTCATATGATCCTCAGCATCTCGTCGGTGGCATCAGCTTCCGGTTCTTCGACCTCGCCGGACCCAGCCAGAGCGATGGCCATCGCCACGCAGCCGTCGATCTTGCGGCGGGACTTGTTCTTGGCCAGGACGAAGCCGCCGTTGGCAGCGACCGAGGGCACGGCGCTGATGACGTGGCTGCGCAGTTGCGGGTCGTCGTCGTGGTCGAGCATCCGACCGATGATCAGGTGGTGCAGCGTGCTGTATGCCGGGACCAAGCGCTGCAACGTCTGCGGCACCTCGATCATCGGCAGCCCTTCGTCGGCCAGGCTCTGCGCCGACTCGACCATGAAGCGTGGGTCGTAGGCCACG